TTCCAGGTTCAAACAAATTAAAAGACAGATGTTGCTTGAACAAAATGAGACATATACAAAAATTACATAAAGGTAATGTTTTATTTAAACCACATCCTATAACAACTCATCAGATAATTGGTGAAATGAAAGATTTGTTTGGGCAAGAAAATGTTTTGCCAAGAGAGATGGATATGTATTACTACATACAAAAATCAAAGAAAGTTTACACAACACATATAAGTGAAAGTGCCGTGTATGCGGCTGTGCTAGGTAAAGACATAGAACCATTTGATGTGTGGAATAACATATTTTATGGATCTTTCTATTGCGTTAGTAATCACTTGTTTGATAACAAACATAATGCAAGAGAATTTATCAACAAAAGCTTTTCAAGTCCTAAGTCAGGAATTATATGTCCTAGGATAGATAAAAACTGGAAAGAGAAAGTTAATAAGTACTTTGAGTACATAACTGCTAAAAGAGACAAGTATAAAAACTGGTTTATTGATAGCAGAAAACCAAAACAAAATAAAAAATAAAATTTAATACAATGAAAATAAAAAAAGACGAACTAAAAGAATTACAAGATAAAGTTTCAAATATTAACCAAGCTAAACTTAGACTTGGTACGTTAGAAACACAAAAGATTATTATAGCACAAGCTATAGTAAACTTACAAAGACAGCTAGAAGAGTTTCATCAGAAACTTGATGTGTTGTATGGTAACGGTGATAAAATATCCGTTGATGTTACTACAGGTCAATATAAAAAATTAGAAAACGATGAAGCTGATAAGAAAAATTAGTGTCGGTAAAGATTATAAGAATGATGCAATGCACTACTCCGTAGGTCAAGAGGTTTACGGAGGGCATACTATTTGCGACATCTTAGAGGATGACAGTAAATATAGTGTGTTTATTAAAAAAAATAATGACGTGTTGCCGTGGAAAGATTTTAATAAAAACATGGCAATATCAGTTGAATATAACTTAGAATATTGAAAGGTTTATTTGACTTTATCATAACACCAAAAGGTAAACGCTATAACAACACGAAGCAAGTAGGTGATACTGAACTCGTGCTGAACGCTTCAATTGAAGATCATTTAATGATAAACCGTACAGGTATTGTAAGAGCGTTACCTAGTGTTGGTGACACTAACATACAAGTTGGTGATGAAGTAATTCTTCACCATAACGTATTTAGAAGGTGGTATAACGCAGAGGGTTTAGAAAAAAACAGTAGAAGTTTTATCAACGAAGATACATACTGTGTTGCTAAAGACCAGATATTTTTATACAAAAACAAGGGTATATGGGCAGCTCCTGATGAATACTGCTTTGTTAAACCAATAAAATCATACGATGATTTTAGTAATGATAAAGAGCAACCATTAGTTGGTATTTTAAAATATTCTAATAATTCCTTAGACGCGTTAGGAATCACAGAAAATACTTTAGTGGGGTTTAGCCCCAATAGTAAGTTTGAGTTTGTTATAGAGCGCGAGAGACTATATAGAGTGTTAACTAATTCAATTACAATTAAATATGAATATCAAGGACAAGAAGAAGAATATAATCCAAGCTGGGTATAAAGCAGTTGATGAGTTAATTAAAGTAGCTAAAGAAGAAATTGTAGATACAGAAGAAGATGTATCAGCTGATAGATTAAAAAACGCAGCAGCCACAAAAAAACTCGCTATATTTGATGCTTTTGAAATATTACACAAAATACAAGATGAGCAGAATATGTTAGATGGTAAAGTACAAGAAGATACATCACAAGCTTTTGGCGGCTTTGCTGAAAATAGATCTAAGTAATGTACAATCAAACATTATATAAAGTTGTTCAACCAATTAAACTAACTACAGTTAATAGGTTAAACAAAAGCAAAAAGTGGAAATACGGATATAACAAAGAACATGATCTTGTTGTTATATCTAAAACAGGTATGATAGGTGATATTATTGAAATACAAAATTTTCAAATAGCATTACCTAAACAACCAAAGAAAATACATAAGTTTGAAAAAGATAAATGGCAAGTAACACCATACCCAAAAGAACTTAACAGGATAAAATCTATATTTGATTGGAGAGATTATCCTAATGAATTTAAAGGTAAGTATATTGACTATATTGAAGAAGAGTTTACAAAAAGAGAAAACGGTTTTTGGTTTTATAACAAAGGCATTCCTACTTATATTACTGGTACTCATTACATGTACCTCCAATGGTCAAAGATTGACGTCGGACACCCTGACTTTAGAGAAGCCAATAGATTATTCTTTATTTTTTGGGAGGCATGTAAGGCGGATACCAGGAGTTATGGAATGTGCTATCTCAAAAACAGACGCTCAGGCTTTTCTTTTATGGCATCGGGCGAGACAGTTAACCTTGCCACAATATCTTCCGACGCACGTTTCGGGGTATTGTCCAAATCTGGTGCCGATGCGAAGAAAATGTTCACGGATAAAATTGTCCCGATTTCGGTCAACTATCCTTTCTTCTTTAAACCGATCCAAGATGGTATGGACAGACCCAAAACAGAGTTGGCTTATAGAGTACCTGCTTCAAAGCTTACTAGAAGAAAACTTACCGCAAGTTCCGAAGATCAACCAGAAGAACTCACGGGGCTCGATACAACTATTGACTGGAAAAATACCGGTGATAATTCGTATGACGGGGAGAAACTTAAATTATTAGTACACGATGAAAGTGGTAAGTGGGAAAGACCAGATAATATATTAAATAACTGGAGAGTAACAAAGACAACTCTAAGGTTAGGTAGTAGAATTATTGGTAAGTGTATGATGGGATCAACGTGTAATGCGTTAGACAAAGGAGGTGATAATTTTAAGAAATTATACTATAACTCTGATGTAACTAAAAGAAATAAAAATGGCCAAACAGCTTCAGGACTATATTCGTTTTTTATACCAATGGAGTGGAACTATGAAGGATTTATGGATGAGTATGGCTTACCTGTGTTTGATACACCAGATAACGAGATCCACGGCCCACACAATGACATTATTGATACTGGCGTTATAGACCACTGGCAGAATGAAGCTGATGGTTTAAAGAATGATCAAGACGCCTTAAACGAGTTTTACAGACAATTTCCAAGATCTGAAGAACATGCTTTTAGAGATGAGACTAAAAACAGTATATTTAATTTAGTGAAGATATACGAGCAGATAGATTACAACGAAGAAACAAATCAAGGTATATCTACTGGTAATTTTCAGTGGGTTAATGGTGTGAAGGATTCAAACGTGCAATTTTATCCAGATCCAAAAGGGAGATTTAAAGTTAGCTGGGTACCACCGACTCATTTACAAAATAAAGTAATTGATAAAAACGGAACTAAATACCCAGGTAATGAGCACATGGGTGCTTTTGGTTGTGATAGTTATGATATATCAGGTACTGTAGACGGTTTAGGATCTAATGGTGCTTTACATGGTTTAACTAAGTTTAGCATGGAAGACGCGCCGCCTAGTCAATTTTTTTTAGAGTACGTGGCTAGACCAGCAACTGCTGAAATATTTTTTGAAGATGTTTTGATGGCATTAGTGTTTTATGGTATGCCAATACTTGCAGAGAATAATAAACCACGTTTATTGTATCATTTAAGAAGAAGAGGTTATAGAGGTTATTCAATGAATAGACCAGATAAAGTTTGGAATAAACTATCAACCACAGAGAAAGAAATAGGTGGTATACCAAACTCTAGTGAAGATATAAAGCAAGCTCACGCGGCAGCAATTGAAACATATATACAACAGTATGTAGGTTTAAAGTCAGATGGAGGTTGTGGTAACATGTATTTTAACAGAACATTAAATGATTGGTCGAGGTTTGATATTACTAAGCGTACTAAGTTTGATGCTACTATTAGCAGCGGGCTTGCTATTATGGCATGTAATAGACACCTTTATCAGCCGAATAAAAAGATTGAAAGAGCAAAAGTAGACTTAAGTTTTTCAAGGTATAACAACGAAGGTTTTACTTCACAAATAATAAAATAAAAGATGAACACAAAAAGTGCACAAAATTATTTTCCTAGTCAAGTAGTTAGTGATCAAGAAAAGAACAGCTACGAATATGGATTAAAAGTAGCTCAAGCAATTGAGTCTGAATGGTTTGGTAAAGACTTTAACTCTAATAGATTTAGTTTAAACCAACAAGATTTTCATAAATTAAGATTATACGCAAGAGGCGAACAATCAGTTCAAAAATACAAGGATGAATTATCTATTAATGGTGATTTATCATATCTAAATTTAGACTGGACACCAGTCCCTATAATTCCCAAGTTTGTAGACATTGTTGTAAATGGTATAGCAGAAAGAGCTTATGATATAAAAGCATATTCACAAGATCCATTTGGTGTAAAGAAAAGAACAGATTACATGGAGTCTATTGTTAGAGATATGCAGACATCTGAGATAAATGATGAAGCGTATGTAACATTAGGTTTAAATGTTTACGAGAATGATCCATTATCTTTACCTAAAACAACTGAAGAGTTAGAGTTACACATGCAGCTTGATTATAAACAGTCAATTGAAGTAGCTGAAGAGCAGTCATTAAATGTGCTGTTTGATGGTAATAAATATGATAATACTTTAAAAAGAATGTATTATGATTTAGCGGTTCTTGGTATTGGTGCTGTTAAAAATAACTTTGATACATCATCAGGTATAACTGTTGAGTATGTAGATCCTGCAAACTTAGTGTACTCTTATACTGAGTCACCTTATTTTGATGATATATATTACTGTGGTGAAGTAAAAAATATACCAATAAACGAACTTAAAAAACAGTTTCCACATTTAACTAATGAAGATTTATTAGAAATTGAAGATCAACCACACCAAAATGCGTACGCTGCAAATAGATATAGCTCTTCTTATAATGATAATAATGTAGATAATAATATAGTTCAGGTTTTATATTTTAATTATAAGACATATAATAATGAGGTATTTAAGTTAAAGCAAACCGCAGCTGGTGGATCTAGAGTGATACCAAAAGATGATTCTTTTGAAGCTGTTGGTGATGTTCCATTTGAAAAATTATCTAATTCATTAGAAGTATTATACGAAGGAGCGTTAATATTAGGTACAAAAAAATTATTAAAGTGGAGTTTAGCAGAGAATATGTTAAGACCAAAGAGTAATTACACTAAAGTAAAAATGAATTACGCTATACATGCTCCAAGAATATATAAAGGTAGAATAGAATCATTAGTAAGACGTATAACAGGTTTTGCTGATATGATTCAAATAACTCATTTGAAGTTACAACAAGTAATGTCGCGTATGGTTCCTGATGGTGTTTATTTAGACGCTGATGGCTTAGCAGAGGTTGACTTAGGTAACGGTACTAATTATAATCCACAGGAAGCACTAAATATGTTCTTCCAAACTGGTAGTATTATTGGTAGATCAGTTACGCAAGAAGGTGATCCAAATCCAGGTAAAGTACCAATACAAGAAATAGCAAGTGGCAGCGGAGGTCAAAAATTACAAAGTTTAATTGGTACGTATAATTATTATTTACAAATGATAAGAGACGTGACCGGATTAAATGAAGCTAGAGATGCTAGTACACCTGATAAAAACGCGTTAGTTGGTATTCAAAAGTTAGCAGCGGCTAATTCAAATGTTGCAACTAGGCATATACTTCAAGGTGGTATATTTTTAACAATTGAAACTGCAGAAGCTTTATCATTAAGAATATCTGATGTATTAGAATATTCATCAACAAGAGATGCTTTTATACAATCTATTGGTGCACATAATGTTGCTTCATTAACGGAGCTAGAAGATTTACATTTATATGATTTTGGTATATTTTTAACCTTAGCACCTGATGAAGAAGAAAAGCAATTGCTTGAAAATAACATACAAATGGCTTTGCAGTCAAACAGTATTGAGTTGGAAGATGCTATAGATGTAAGAAACATAAAAAATCTAAAATTAGCAAATCAAATGCTAAAAGTAAGACGTCAGAAAAAAATAAAAATGGATCAAATGCTGGCTCAGCAAAACATAGAGTCTCAAGCTCAAGCAAATGCACAAGCACAACAAGTTGCTGCTCAAGCTGAGGTTCAAAAGCAAAATGCTATAAGTTCATTAAAATTACAGTCTGATGCTCAAAACGCAGAACTTGAAGCTAACAAGTTACAATTAGAAGCAGAGTTGAAAAAGGTTTTAATGGAACAAGAGTTTAAATATAATTTAGCTTTAAAAAATCTAGAGCATAGTTCTATTGCAGCTAGAGAGGAAGAGGGTAGAAAAGATAAGGTAAATAAGGAAGCAATTGGTGCAAGAAAAAATAAAAATTTTGAATCTTCAGGTAATGATATAATGAGTGGGAGTATTGGTTTAGGAAGATTTGAACCAAGTTAATGTTTAACAAGTAAATAAAGAATAATGGCAATAGTAACTAATGATTGGACTGGTAGCATTGTAGCATCAAGATGGGTTGATGACGGTGCCGCTGAAACACCTGGAAGAGGAACTTACTTTTGTGCTATAGAGGTAATTGCAGCTGCCACATTTGATCAGCTAATATCTGAAAAGATGAAAGAATACGATGCTGATAGTGATAGTAGTGGTGCAATTAACGCTAGTGATACGCCGTCTTTAAATAGTATTTATATGAATACTGAAGACGCGGACGCTGGTAATCAAGTAGTAAATAGTGATTCGTTTCCAGTTGGCACAATATTGTATGGTAAATGGACCAAGTTTGAATTGGCTGGTGGAAAAGTAATAGCATACGAGTGTAACTAAGAAATTGTACGAGAGTACATATGTTTAATTTTATAATATTATATTATGGCAAATGATGAGAAAAACGTCAAGATAGACGAACAAAACGCCGAGTCACCACAAGGTGATGCTAAGGTAAAAAAACCTCGTCTTAAAAAGTTTCAACAAGATGATACACCTATAAAGGTAAATCTTGCTGAACCTAAAAAAGAAGAGGAAACTACAGATAAGACTGTAGAAGAACAACCTAAAGAAGAAGTAAAACAAGAGGAAACGCCTGTTGTTGAAGAGATAGTAGAAGACAAAAAAGAAGAGGTTGTTGAAGAAAAGGAAGCTCCCGTTGTAGAGGAAGTAACTGATGAAAAGGTAGAAGATAAGGTAGAAGAAGTACAAGAAGCAGTTGAAGAGGCGATTGAAAAAGCAGGAGAAACAGGAGAAGAGTTACCAGAAAATATCCAAAAGCTTATGAAGTTTATGGATGAAACTGGTGGTGATCTTGAGGATTATGTTAAATTAAATCAAGACTATGGTAAGCTAGATGACACAGCGTTATTAAGGGAATACTATAGACAAACTAAACCACATTTAACAAGTGATGAGGTAGACTTCTTAATGGAAGACTCATTTACTTTTGATGAGGATGTTGATGATCCTAAGAACATCAAGCGAAAGAAATTAGCGTTTAAAGAGCAAGTTGCCGACGCTAGAGCCCAATTAGACAGGCAAAAGTCTAAATACTATGAGGAAATTAATGCTGGTGTTAAGTTAACACCTGACCAAAAAAAGGCTATTGATTTCTTTAATAGATACAGTAAAGAACGAAGTGAGCAAGATAAGGTTGCAAAACAACGTAAGTCAGTATTTCAACAAAAAACCAAAGATGTGTTCAGTCAAAACTTTAAAGGTTTTGAATACAACGTTGGTGAAAAGAAGTTTAGACTTAATGTTAAAGATGCAGGTAATGTTCAAGAGCAGCAGAGTGATATTAATAATTTTGTTAACAAATTTGTTGATGATAAAAGTAATACAATATCTGACGCGAAGGGATATCACAAATCTTTGTTTACAGCAATGAACGCAGACTCTGTCGCGAATCATTTTTATGAACAAGGCCGCGCTGATGCTATAAAAGAAAGTATAGCTAAAGCAAAAAACGTTAGTATGGAACCTAGACAAGGTTTAGGTGAAGTTGAAGCGGGTGGCGTTAAAGTAAAAATTTTACAAGACAATGATATGAGTTCGTTTCGTTTTAAACCAAAATCAAAATAAAGTTTAACAATTATAAATATAAATAATTATGGCAGCAATTACTCCAACAGCTGGTGGGACGTTAAATAGCGTACCTTCACCAGTTAAAGCGGCGATAACTACTAACTATTTAGATTTTACATCTGGTAGTAACGACTGGTCTCAGCAGTATCTACCTGATCTAATTGAGCAAGAAGCAGAAGTATATGGTAAAAGAACTATATCTGGTTTCTTAGACAAGGTTGGAGCAGAAGAATCTATGACTGCTGACCAAGTTGTTTGGTCTGAGCAAGGTAGATTACACTTATCTTACAAAGCTGATGTAGCAGATGAAGATCATGGAGATGGTGGTCAAATCACTATAGAGCAAGATATCGATGGTAACGCATTAACTACTACTCATGGTATTAGAAAAAATGACTTACTACTTATAGCTCACTCAGGGTTAGGTA